GATCCGGTGACGCAAGGCCTCGGCGGCGGGCAATCGCTGATCGACAAGACGATCAAGGATCTCGCCGACGCGAAAGCCACGGCGGCCGAGTATCAGCGCATCCTAGACGAGGTCGCCAAGGGCAACGAAAGCGCATGGGATGCGCCGACCGAGGAAATGGTCGCCGAGAATAAGAAGCGGATCGAGGATCTTACAAAGAGTCTCAGGGAATACGGCGAGCATGCGGCGTCGCTGTTGTCTCCGGATCTCGGCGAACAGGGCCGTCGCGGGCTCTTGAAGCCGAAAGCGCCGGCGATCACCAGCAATCCGCCGATTACGCAGACCGGCACGCCGAAGCTGACTGACGCCGAGAAACAGGCGAAGAAGCTCGACGACGTCCTGTCCGATTTGAACCTGCAAATCGACTCGTTCGATCTTTCGCCGGTCGATCAGAAAATCGCGGCGGCGCTGCAAAACATCAATGCCGAATTGCCGGGCGCGAAGGAGCAAATCACCGCGATCATTGAAGCCGTGCGCCGGCTCGACGAGGCGCAACAGGCGGCGGCGAAATCGAAGCAAGAGAACGCCGAGATTGACGCCATTATCGACGAGGCGACGCGGAACTATAATTCGACCCTCGACGAGGCCGACCAGATCCGCCGCGAATCCTTGACGCCGCTTGAGGCGATGAACGAGGAACTAAAGCGGTATAAGGAATTGCTCGACGCCGGATATCTGTCTCAGGCGGATTATGACAAGGCGGTCGAGCACCTGAAAAACTCTTACTATGACACGGCCGACGCAGCGGTTGCGTTGCGTGAGGTTTCGGTCGATGCGTTCAAGTCGCTTGTCTCCGATATCAACGGCGCGATCCTCGCCGGCGACAGTCTCAGCGACACTTTGCGCAATGTCCTGAACGATCTTGCGAACATCTTTCTCGCCGCCGGCGAAAAACCGCTCGCCGGCCTCGTCGGCGGGATCTTTGATTTCCTGTTCGGCGCGACGACCAATGCGGTCAACACGAATCAATACGGGTTCCCGTTTGCCGGCGGCGGCATCATGACGTCGCGCGGGCCGGTGCCGTTGCGCAAGTATTCCGGCGGCGGCGTGGCGCGGTCGCCGCAAGTCTCAATGTTTGCCGAGGGTGACACGCCGGAAGCCTATGTTCCGGTGCCGAGCGGCAAGATCCCGGTCGAGCTTCGCGGCATGATGGATCGCGGCGGGGGCGGCGGAACGACAATCAACGTGTCGGGGCCGCTGGTCCAGGTCGATGGTCGCGGCAACTCCAAGGACACTAACGACGACATGGCCGCGAAAACGGCGAAGAAGGTCGAGGAAACCGTTCGGCAGTTGACCCGCGACGAGATCAATCAACAGATGCGGCCGGGTGGACAACTCGCAAGGTGGAAGGCGTAAGCGATGGCATTGGACACATTTGCGCCGGATTGGCCGCCGCAAATCGCCGGAACCGGCGGCTCGCTCGATCAGCGAATCCTTGAAGCGAATTTCGGCGACGGCGCTCGGCAGGCGGCGCCGGACGGCCTCAATTCGCTGTTCGAGTCCTACACTCTGGTTTGGACGGCGGCGCCTAATGCGGTGTTCGAATATGTGACCGCGTTCTATCAGGCGCACGGCAAAACGGAACCGTTCTGGTACACGCCGCCCGGTCGATCGACGCCGCGCAAATTCTGTTTCAGCGGGCCGCTGGAGGATCGCGGGGTCACTGGCGCGGCGCAAGGATTCCAGGTTCCGATCCAGCAAGATTTTTCGGCGGGATCTTGAGCCATGGCCGACGCAATTTCGGCGATCGCGCAAGAGTCGGCGCCGGGGGCGCTGGTCACGCTGTTCGAGTTGGATTTGACTCCGCTCGGCGGCGAGGTTCTGTACTTCTCGACGTCGTCGCGGCCGGATGGTTCGGCGCCGATGCGTGACGGACAGGCCTACACGCCGGTCCCGATCCAGGCGACCGGGTTCGAGCGGTCCGGCCAGACGTCGCCGGCGCGGCCGAAGCTCAGTATTCCGAACGTGCGGAGCGATGCGACGGCGTTGATCCTCGCCTATAACGGCTTGCTCGGCGCCAAGCTGCGGCGCATTCGCATGTTCGAGCGATCGCTCGACGACGGCGATTCGCCCGATCCCGATCAGTGTTTCCCGATTGAGGAATACATTGTGAGCCGGAAATCGGCGCACAATCGCATATTCATTGAATGGGAGTTGCGGGCGGCGATCGATCTCGACAACGTGATCATCCCGAAACGGCAACTCGTCCGCACCTGCCAATGGGTTTACCGGGTGTTCAATCCGGCGACCGGCGATTTCACTTACAACGGCACCACGCGCGCCTGTCCCTTTACCAGCGATGACGGCACCGGCGATTACTTCGATATCAATGATCAGCCTTGCGCGCGCGAGAACGACGCTTGTTCCAAGCGGTTGACCGGATGCAAAGCGCGGTTCGGTCAAACCGCCGCTCTGCCGTTCGGCGGGTTTCCCGGCGCGGCGCGCGTCCGATAGGGTCAGTCATCATGTTTTTGCAACGCACGATCGCCGCGATCACGGCGCACGCGATCGCCGAATATCCGAAAGAGTCCTGTGGCGTCGTCGCCGGCGGACAATACGTGCCTTTGGAAAACCGGCACGCCAAGCCGGAAGAAGCGTTCGAGATCGAGCCGGAGATTTTCGCGCGGTACGGCGCCGGCCTGCAAGCGATCGTGCATTCGCATCCGGACGATTGGCCGGTTCCGACGGCCGATGACATGGTCGGACAGCGCAACACGGCGTTGCCGTGGGGGATCGTCGCCGTCGCGAAAGACAAGGCCGGCATCGTCGTCGCCTCGCCGCCGACGTGGTTCGGTCCCGGCGTGCCAAAGGCGCCGCTGATCGGGCGCGGCTTCATTCATGGCATTCAAGACTGTTTCTCGCTGTTGCTGGATTGGCACGCGGCGGCGCCGCGCAAGCTTGAGTTTCCGGAGTTCCCGCGCACGTGGCAATGGTGGCACGGCGAAGCGGATCTCTACCGCGATTATTTCCGCGATTATGGCTGTGAGCCGATCAAGGCGGCCGAGCCGGGCGCGGTCGGCCTTGTCGCGATCGGAAAGAACCCTGACGGCTCGCTTGTGACGAAACCGAACCATGGGCTGATCATGCTGCGAAACGATTTGTTCCTGCATCATTTGAGCGGCCGGGCGCCGATCGACCCGGCGCGGATCTCGGCGCGCGAACCCTGGTCGCGCTGGCAACGGCACTGGAACGCCGCGCCGATTTGGATCAAGCACCGTGACATGACGCCGGCCATGGCCGAGGGCGGCCTATGATCACGGTCTATCTGCACGGCGAGGCGCGGCGGCGGTTCGGCGCGGTGTTCGAGCTTGATATCCGCTCGCCGGCGGAAGCCGTGCGCGCGTTGATGGCGCAGTTTCCGGCCTTTGCGGAATTCGCCCGCTCGGCAAATTGGAAGGTGTTTCGGCATCGTCGGTCCGCCGGCGTCGAGGAAATGACCTTGAGCATGGGCAAGGTCCGCGAGTTGCATTTCGCGCCGATCCCGCGCGGGGCCAAAAACAACAAAGGCATGATGATCGGGAAAATCGTCGTCGGCGTTGCGCTGATCGCCGCCGCGATCATCTTCGCGCCGGCGGCGGCAGGCCTCGGCGCGGTCGCCTTCACCGTCGCCGGCGCGGAAGTGACGTTCGCCAGTATCGCCATGGTCGGCGTCGGCATGGTCCTCGCCGGCGTCTCCGGACTGTTGACGCCGACGCCGGATATCGCGACCGGCGGCTATTCGACGCGCGAGACGCCGGAGCAACGGCAAAGCTTCCTGTTCAACGGTCCGGTCAATGTGACCGAGCAAGGGCAACCCTTGCCGATCGTTTGCGGGCTTCGGGTCCGGACCGGATCGGTTGTCGTCTCGGCCGGGATCTTTTCGGAGCGCATTCCGACATGACGCGGCGCGCGGTGCTTTCCGATCGGCCGGTCTATGGGGCGCGGCGGATCTCGCCGACGCAAGCGGCGGCCATGGGCTCGACGTCCTGGTCGGCGTTCTTTGCCGGCGGCGGATCGAACGAGCGGGTGTTCGGCCGCAAAGGCGGCGGCAAAAAGAAAGGCGGCGGTGCGAGCGGCACCACGGCGACCGTGACGCCGGACACGATCGCCTCGCGGGCCGTCGCGCGCGGGTTCGACGCGATTTCCGAGGGGCCGTATGGCGGCCTGATCGATGGGCTCAAGTCGGTGTTCCTCGACGATACGCCGCTGCAAAACGCCAATGAGTCCTTCAATTTTCGCGGCGTCTCGCTGACGGAAGTGCTCGGCACGGCCGATCAAGAGGCGATCCCTGGCTTTTCCGAGGTCGAGGCCGAGGAAGTTGTAAACGTCGAGGCGAAGGTCGGGCAGCCGGTTGTTCGCACGATCAACGATTCCGAGCTAGACGCGGTCAAGGTCAAGGTCCGCATTCCGTCATTGATGCTGATCGCCGATAACGGTTCGGTCCTGACCTATACGGTCGAGTACCTGATCCGCCGGCAGGATAACGGCGGCTCTTTCGTCACTGTCCATCACGAAAAGATGAAAGAGAAATTCGGCTCGCCTTGCGAATTCGAGTATCGCGTTCCGCTGACGCCGGGCGGCGCGCCGTGGAATATCGAGCTTGTCCGCCTGACGGCCGATGATTCCGACGAGAAACATCAAAGCGCGACCTTCTTTGCGTCCTATACCAAGATCATAGACGCCAAGCTGACTTATCCGTTTACCGGCGGGGTCGGCTGGACGATCTCGGCCGAGCAATTCGGCAGTGAGGTTCCGTCTCGCGCGTTCGAGGTTGCCGGGATCGAGATCGACGTTCCGGCCAATTACGATCCGATCACGCGGGAATATGCGACGGTCGGGCCGGGCACGTCGGGCGGCGTGTGGGATGGCACGTTCAAATCCGCCGCGACCGACAATCCAGCGTGGTGGTTGCGCTGGCTGCAAATAGAACCGCGTTACGGCTGCGGCGATCATATTCCGGAAAGCGCCGTCGATAAGTGGTCGCTCTATACGATCGCCCGCTATTGCGACGAGCTTGTTCCCGACGGCAAGGGCGGCGTCGAACCGCGCTATCGGTTCAACTATCCGATCAACACGCGCCTTGAAGCTTTTAACGTGCTGCAATCGATCGTGTCTGTGTTCCGGGGCATGATGTATTGGGGCGCCGGCGCGATCATCGCAACCGCCGACATGCCGGCCGATCCGGTGCGCAACGTCGCGCCGGCGAACATGATCAACAATTCCTTGAACTATGAAGGCTCGGCCGATCGGGCGCGGCATTCCGTGGCGCTGGTCACCTGGAACGATCCCGACGACGGATATCGGCCGGCGGTTTGCGTGGTCGAAAACAAGGCGCTTCTATCGCAAATCGGCTGGGTTCCGAAAGACGTTCTCGCCTTTGGCTGTACCAGTGAGGGGCAGGCCTATCGCACCGGCGCATGGATCTTGGACACAGAGGCGACGGCGACCGAGCTTGCAAGCTGGCAAGCCTCGTTCGATCAAGCCGACGTCGCGCCCGGCGATGTAGTCAATCTTCTCGACCCGGATTATGCCGGCGTGCCTTATGGCGGCCGGCTGATCGCGGCGGCGGTCGATAACGTGACGCTCGATCGCGCGGTCGAAATCTCGTCGGCCGACAATGCGACGTTGACCGTCGTCATGGCCGACGGGAAACCCTGCGACCCGATCGATATCGCCGAGGTTGGCACGGTGACGACGATCGCGATCTCGCCGCCGTTCGCCGAGGCGCCGGCTCAAAATGCCGTGTGGATCATTTCGTCCGGGGTCGCGGCGCCTCGGCAATTCCGCGTGCTGACGATCGGCGAGAACGAGAAGAACAAGTTTCCGATCAGCGCGCTGTTTCATGACCCGACGAAATATGATCGGATCGAACAGGGGATCAACCTCGAACCGCAACCCTATTCCGCATTGCCGACCGGGCAGCCGTTGCCGCCGAAAGATGTTTCCTATCGGGAATATCTCTACAAGGCCGGGCCGAGTCTGTTGACGGCGGTGCATGTCGCTTGGACGCCGCCGGCCGATCCGCGCGTGATCTTGTTCGAGTATCAGGCCTCGCCGCCCGGCGAATCCGGATATACGCGCACCGGCCGGTCGCGCGGAACCTCGGTCGATCTCGACAATATTTCGCCGGGCGAAATGACCGTCCTGGTTCGATCGCTCGACGGCATCGGCCGCGCAAGCGATTGGGTGCCGTTCACCGCGACGGTGTTCGGCCTCGCCGCGCCGCCGGCGGACGTCGCCGGGTTCAATATCAACATTGTGGGCGATCAGGCTTATTTCCGCTGGGACCCGTCGACCGATCTCGACGTCGCCGGCGGCGCCGGCTATGCCCGGATCAAGTATGCGCCGACGATCGTCGAGGGCGAGGCGCAATGGGAAACCTCGGCCGATTTCATCCCCTATATCGACGGCACGTCGATCCAGGCGCCGGCCTTGTCGGGGACGTTCCTGATCAAGTGGGTTGACTCGAGCGGCGTGCAATCGACGAATGCGGCGGTCTATGTCAACGGCGTCACCGGCATTCTCGATTTCGACGTTACCGAGACGGTGACCGAACAGCCGGATTTCGCCGGCATCAAAGTCGACGTGATCGTCAATCGCGCCGGCACGCCGTATTTAATGCTGGACTATGCGCGGGACATTTTCGCCGACGCCGATGTGTTCGCGCCGGCGGATATTTTCTACGGAAGCGAAGGCCTCGTTTCCAGCGGGACCTATTATTTTGCGCAATTCGTGGATTTAAGCGAGGTCTATACGTCGCGGGTGACCGCGTCGATGAAGGCCGGCGCGATCAACACGCTCGCGGACTTCTTCGCGCCGGCCGACTTCTTCGCCTCGGATGATTTCTTTCAATCGAACGTCGCGGATTGGGGCCTTACGCTCTACATCGCCACCACAAGCGACGACCCTTATTCGTCGGGCGTCGTGTGGTCAGATTGGCAAGAATTCATCACCGGCGATTACCTCGCGCGCGGCCTGAAATGGAAAGTCGTCCTCTCGACTCCAGATCCATCGGTCACGCCGACGGCCACGGAATTGAGCGTTACCGTCAACATGCCCGATCGGGTGATCGCCGATAACGACGTCGCGATCATCGCGGCCGGAACCCGCATCGACTTCTCGCCGCCGTTCCAAAAGCTCAAGGGCCTTGCGTTCGGCGAGACGCTGTCCGCCGGTATGGAGCGGATCGTTACCCTCAAAGATGAAACCGGGTTCACGGTGCAATACAAGAGCGGCGGCGTCGGCGTTGCGCATTCGACCGACTATGTCGCCAAGGGATACGGCCGCAAGGCCGTCTAGCAAGGGGAACACGCCGCTATGCAGATGACGACCTTTAGCGTTCCGACGGTCGGGCCGGCCTCGCCGGGCACGACATTCGGGCGCACTGACGATGCGATCCGGTCGATTTGCTCGTCGCATATCGGCGCGGCGCGCCCGGGCTATGCGACCACGGTCGGCGAGGGCCTTGTGTGGGTTAAGACCGTGTCGTCGACGGTGCACGAAGTTTATTATTGGGATGGCGACCAAGACATTCTGCTTTTCACGATCAACCCGACGTCGGGCGCGATCACCCTTGGCTCGGCGGTCCTGGTCAACAGCGGCAATGTCGGGCCGACTCTGATCTCGGGCGTTACCTCGACGACGCCGGCAGACGGCGATTTGATCTTGTTCGGCGACGTCTCGAATTCGAGCGTGCCGCGTCAATCCGCGCTGTCTAATTTCTGGTCGCTCTTGCTCGGCGCGGCGCGCTCGGTCACGGCGCTTTGGACCTTCACCACGGCGAAGATGGTCGAGCTTACCTTGACCGACGGCGCAACGATCAATTGGGATACCGCGACGGGACATTTCGCTAAGGTGACGCTCGGCGGCAATCGCACGCTGGCGGCGCCGACCAATCTGCAAACCGGCGCGGTCTACACGATTTGGATTATCCAGGACGGCACGGGTTCGCGCACGCTCACTTGGAATTCGGTTTTCAAGTTCAAGGCGGCGACGGCGCCGACCTTGACGACGACGGCCGCCAAGCGGGATTCCTTCTCATTTCGGAGCGACGGGACAAATCTCTATGAATGCGGCCGGACACTGGCGCTCTAAGGGACAGCGAACATGCTTGGAGCTTTGCCCGGCGGCGAACACCTGATCACGCCGACGACGTCCTATGCGAACGCCGGCGGCACCGGCGATCGGACCGGGTTGATCATCGTCACGGCAAACTTTACGCCGAACACCGGCAACGTCGATCGGAGCGTTGATGGAAGCCTTACCGGGAATTCATCCGGCGGGTTCCTGGTTGGCAATGGCACGGCCGCAACGGGCCTGACGGTCACGTGGGATTTTACCGGCTATAGCGAACGCAAGTATATCGACGAGGTCACGTGCAAATGCGTTTCGGCCGCCGGCCAGGGCGTAAGCGGGAAGTTTCAGGGCTCGATCAACGGCGTTTCGTTTTATGACGTGTCGAGCATTTTCGCATGGGACTCGAACGCCAAAGTCGTGTCCTGTCCATCGATGGACCCGGACGGCGTCAATTATCTGCGGTTCATCGGAACGAGCGGATCGTTCACGTCGAATTACTGGCTCGAAAACGAATTCAAGATCGCGAGCGGCGCGCTCTAAGGGGAACACCACACCATGACACAGATGACGGATTACGGCGTTCCGGTTGTCGGGCCTTATGCGCCGGATCTTATGGCGCAGCGCATCCTTGACGCGATCGACGCGGCGACGACACAGAACCGGGGCGCGTCGCTGCCGAGCTATGCCGCCGCCGGGATGATTTGGGCTGAGATCGTCTCCGGCACGATCGAGCGCGTTCACTACTATGACGGCGACGAGAACATTCAACTGTTCTCGGTCAACCCGACGACCGGCGCCGGCGCGCTTGGTCCCGATATCACCGTCGCCGGCGCGAACATCGGCTCGGATTTCATATCGGCGATGACGTCAACAACGCCGGCTGACGGTGACTTGATCCCGTTCGGCGACGTCTCGAATTCGAGCGTGCCGAGGCAATCGGCCTTGTCAAATTTCTGGTCGCTCTTGCTCGGTGCCGCGCGCTCGGTCACCGGGCT